GGAGTTTGCCGCGGCTTGAGCCTGAGCTTTTGCGTTTTCTGCTTCTGTGTGGGCACGATCCGCTTCCGAGGATGCTCTGTCTGCCTGATTCTGAGCTTCTACAGCAGAAGCGGCGGCGGCGTCGGCTTCACTTTTTGCTCGATCTGCCTGATTTCTGGCATCTTCCGCTGCCTGCTGGGAAGCTTCTGCGGACGCTTGCGATTTATTCGCTTCTTGTTCTGCCCGATCTGCTTGCGCTTTCGCTTCTTCCATCCATTTGTTGGTCTGTTCAAGAACCTCTTGAAATGCCTTATCAATGATTTCATAGTTTTCATTCATGTCATTGATCACTTCATTGAAGTGCAGATTCGTCTTGTTCATAATCTCGTAGAACGAGAGAGAATCATCATAGATGGTCGGAATAGCTAACTGTGTGTGATAGTGGATATAACGAAGTGGGTTTAAATATCTCATAGTTACCTCCTAATATACGCCGAGGAAGCAATCTTCCAGCTCCTCAATAATCATCACATCAATATTTAAAAGGGTTTCTCTCCACTTTAAAATAAGATCGTTCGGGTTTACACCGTCCCAACCGGTGATTTCACGAATATAATCAGTATTCGTTTTACCCTTGACGTTATGAGTATAGTCCGTATCACGGCTATTTTCATCGGTAAAATGACGATCATAAGTAGAATCAACTTTTGTGTTTGAAGTATCGTTATAGGTTTGATCCGTTGTATTCTCTGAGGTACCGTCATTCGTTGTGTTCTCATTTCCCGAGGTGGAACGAAAATCTGTTGAGGTGGCATATAGATTATTTTCCAGATCGTTCCATGTTAACTGATTCATCGGGGTGTTGGATGACACATCTTTTACCGTTTCGGAATAAGTTCTGGTACCTTTGTCATGTGTTTTTCCCGTCTGCTTGATATTCGTTGTAGCATCATCGGTAAAATCAGTTAACGTATTTGCTGTATCAGAAGTTGTCGCAGTGTCATGATAGTCGCTTGTTTCGTTTGATGTCTTATCTTCGGTACGATCTTCATTTCCGAGATATTTTTCAATATAATTTCTCGTCCAAAGTTTTTCATATTCTACTTGTGTCGTTTCCCAGAGCTGAATATAGTACGGCATGATCTCGCCGAGGGTTTGCTGTAGACGTAGTTTCCAAAACTCTACCGTTTCCTCGCCAATTTCCCGGAAGTAATAATGCCGTAAAATCTTTTGGCAGAGGGTAGGTCGATAGGATTCTTCCCAGATGGGAAACTCATAAAATATCTTTTCCCATACCACAGGAATGATTGTATTGACATCCGTGACCCAATTATTTGGGGGCTTGGTATTGTCGTTGATTACTTGGTTATACAAATATTCGCAATACCAGCGCACCATAGTTGTTGTGCTACTCACTACTGCTCACCCCCTTGGACTGACGCGCAGTTCTTTGCGTAGAGAAGGTATCGTCTTCTGTGTTATCCTGATCAGTATTATAGGTATAACCTTGCGTATTTTCTCCCAGAATATCTGCGTAAAGATTGGAACGAAAGTCTACCGATACATTCGTATCAAAAAGTTCATTGAAATGTTCTACTGCTTGCCGACGAGAAACAAGACCTACATTCTGCGCCATTTCGGAATAACCTAACCCAGCGGTTACTTCATTTGATACGAGACGTTCGGTCTTTTCCGATGCTGGGGTAACGATACCAAAGGCAGATAACATTTCTTTCCACGTATTAATCTTTTGAATCTGTAACTTATCCGCAATATACGGGATATTTTGATTCAAAATTTGAATGTTATCAATTGGTGTTCCTTCCGAAGTCATAATAAACGGTTGATAGCCAAAGAACTTCTGCATTAGGTTCTTATAGGTCAGTTTCTTTTTCTCTGGTGTTTTGACAATCAGCGCGAACTTTTGCAATTCCACATTGGAAAGAATATTCATTTCAATACTGGTCAATTTCTGTGCGAAGAGATAAGCGGTCGGTTCATCGGGTAACCAGCTTAAATTATTGAAACACAGAGCACAGTTTTTCATATCCAATTCTTTGTAGGTATAATTTACATTTGTACTATACGCTGTGACTTTTTTCGGCAGATTATAAAAATCCATCTCACCGGTAGTCGTACATTGAAGCGAGAGATATTTTTCCAGAATTTCATCGTAAAAGAAGACACATTTTCCGTTGTAAAATAGCAACCATTCGATATATCTTTCATTCATATCTTCTGGAAGATCTCTCCACTCATAGCGAGATAATGCAATATTTCGAATACGATTGTAATAATCGTGAAATATCGCGTTTTTCATCCTTAGAATTGTTTTGTCCGACCATTCTAATGGTAAACCCCTGTTTCTCAATGTCCTAACACTCCTTCATTATTATTTAGATCATAATTTCCAACATCTGTGGTATGCCAGAACGTGATCCCGTTGGATAAAATCTGCTTGATCATTCGCATATCTCCTACAGGCATGTTTCCGGTCACCGATGGTTGATCTAACTTCAGGTAGTTCCAGTATTTTCTTGTATGTAAATTAGGTACCCCGGTACTATTGACGCGATATCCAAACTTCGTAAAGTAATCATCAATTTTTACAACATAGCCCCAGTGGAGACGCTTATGAATAATCCAAAAATCCATCGTTTCCATGTTGTAATTCACGCCACCGACATTGTTTGCGCCTTTGCTCTGGTCTGGTTGGCTTTTGACTACGGATAATCCGCCGAAAGTAGAAAGGCCGGCCTGCAATGTACCTAAACCCGCCTGAGCAATAGCTAATCCGGTTCCGACTCCCAGCCCTTTTTTGCTTCCGGCGTCACTAACAACAGAACCAGAAGCGGAAGATGCCGAACCTAATGCCGAAGCTATCATACTCAAGGTAATATTGGTATCTTGCTGTGCATAGTAGTTCTCCCACACCCCAAAGTTCCAGTTACATTTTGGAAAACCAGAAAGTTTGATACCGTAATCGTAGTTATTATTGCACTTCATATAGTACGATGGATACATGAAATAGGTAGGGTCTGTACCGAAAGCAAATTTAAATTTAAATTTCATCGTAGTTGCGCCGGGAACTGGATCGCTTTCTATAATATCCTCATACTTGTAGTCATAACTTTGACCGTCGAGAGTCGTAATGGTGAAGAAGTGATATGGCCAGCAGAACAGCTTATTGTTTTTCGGCACATAATCATCATCAAGGGTTGAATAATTGATGTTGTATTCTTTTTCATCAACAACCGCGGTACCGGAAATAGCAGTTACCTCATATTTCCCATGATCTGCCGGAGTAACAGAAATGCCTGTCCACGGTACCATGCTAATATTGCTAATCGCCCCAGCTTTTCCACCTTCATTCATTCGCTTTAACCAAGCGTTGCAATTTACAACTCCATCTTGTTCCAAATCGAACCCAATATATTTTAATCCTTGATAGGTGTTTTGGATTAATTGACCCTCTTTTACTTCATCTTCATCATCAATATCTTCTGAGGTGGTAACCAAAATTAATGATCTGTAATCTAAATTATTATCAAATTCACCCGGTGTAGCGCGAGTGACAGGTTCAAATAATCCGGAATTTTCCACCTTATAATACTCATACCGTTGCATGAAGTTCAAATCTTCTTCCACCACATTTCGTGAGATAGTATCATCCGCAACGTGCATCCGCTCGATAAAGGATTTTTTAATTTCAAAATCGAAAAGCCATGTTTGCATGACATCAATTTCAAAAGTAATTGCCGTGCAATTTTCGTTGATATACAAAATATCGGAAATAAAGGCATAAAGCCACTTATTACCAAACCCTCCATTCTGAAAACATAGATAGTTACAATCATAGAAATAATCTGCTACGTCTTCCAGAAAGATTGCCCACGTAGAACTATTCGATGCCAGCCGCTGATACGTTAAACCGCTATAGACCTTTTTCGTTTTCGATGCAAAATAGCTTTCCTGCGCTGATTTTGACGTAAACAGAATGGTATCCGTATAGGTGTTATCTAACGGGATTGATTGACACACGCGAACTGTTGTCGATGGGCCAATTAAAGGACGAATCATTTTTTACCTCCAATTCAGCGATAGCCTACCAAAGAATGGTAGGCTATCATATAGTAAAAGGAAAGGAGTAGAGTTAAGCATTTTCTCTCGTCGAAATGGTAGCCATCTGGCTAACTGAAAAATACTTCGATTTTGCAGTAATACTAATCCTGTTTGGAATCTTTTCATTCGCAGAAACATGAACTCGAACTGACGTGTTACTTAATACCGTCATAGTTGTTTCCGTAGATTCATTTCCGGTCATTTCCCACTCAAGGGTATCATCTACCGTACCAGTAGACTGGATCCCCGCATTGATGGTCACATCTTCTGGGAGCTGATTTCTCTCAATAATCGATGTCGATGGTGTCAGAGTAATTCCTGTAATCTCATTATCTGGAACGGTAAACAGAATCGCATTTGCAAAACGAGAAACAGAAAATACCGTCCACTTATGAAGGAAGTAGTTCCAGTACAGGCCTTCCGGATTGCGCACATCTTCAAACTGAAGGAGTACATCATAAATCTGGAAAAAGCTTTCATCACACAGAAGCAGTTTTGCGCCGGTGAGCTCACCGAAATTATCAATCAGAATTCTTCTTCCCATGAACTCTGCTTTATCCATGTTAAATGCAGAAGCCAGAACTTCGACGTCCATCATTGCGTCAAATTCTGCGTCGATGAAGATAATCTGCGAACTGCGATCTGTATAGGTCGGAACTCCCATTGCGTTGTACTGCGTGGACATAAAGGTCAGCTTATTGCTGTAACCCTTTACCGTAGAAATGATCGACTTCATGTTTTCTGCAGTAACTGTCGGAATTTCTACCTCATAGAATAAGCCTTTCTTTGCATATTCTACAATCAACTGCTTCATCGTAATAAACTCGTCATATTCCATACCGGAGTACAGGCTGGAAATAATATCACTTACCAGATTGTAAACGCCATCTTCCGACAGGAACGCTCTTTCCAGATCTCTTCTCTGAATCGTCGTTTTAAAGAAGTTCTGATAGTCCAGCTTATGGAAAATAGACTTTACATCCGGAATTTCCCGCTTCATGAACTCCGTTTCCGCTTTCTGGGGATCGTAGATTTTCGCTTTCGCCAGAGAAGTATACACTTCCTCGATGGTTTCTCCATAATCAAGCATACCTTTTTTCAGCATGGCAAACGGATTCTTGTAAAGTCTTGAAGTAAGAATGACTTTACCGATACGATTTACCAAAGCATCAAGAAACTCATTTGCCAGCCCCGGAAAATTGAGAACCGCAGACCCGTAAGTCTTAATATCTTCCTGCGTTGCTACAGGAACTCTTTCCTGAAAGGAAAGGGATGCGTCATTACGAATCGCATTTAAAATATCTACACCGTTTTTTGCTAATTTCACATTTTTTGGTTTTGTTGCCATTTTTCACACCTCTTAATCTTCTTCCGTCACAAAGACATCATCATAAGTAAGTTCTTCTGCACTATGCGCCGTTTCTCCTTCATCTAATACGGTCGTATCAGAGTCCACCGTAGAATCTCCGTTCATAAAACGTTCTACATAGCGCCTTTTTAAATCATTATAAGAATTTAAGGCATCATCTTTTTCTGCATGAGCGGCAGCTAATGCTTCATCCAAAGTAACAATTTTACCTTCTAATTCTTTGTTGTAATCAGCAATTGTTTTTACCGCAGTCAAACCTTCATCCGAATCCGCGAAGCCCTGACTTACAATGTCTAACGCTTCATATACCGTCATTTCGTTTCACCTCCTAAAGTTTTCGCAAGCTGATAAATGTTATTTGCGTTCGTAAGAGCCATCCGATAGCAAATAACAATCACACGGAGCATATCTTCTGTCAAATTCAAACCTTCACCTGTACCTTTAATTATATCAGATTTGATCAAATCTTCAATAATTTCTTTTGCGTAATCAGGAATTTCTTCTAATTTCTGGTATCTTTTTTCTGCCATTTCTGTTTCCTCCTTAATTTCTTCGGCTTTATATTTTTCATAATTGGTCCGAACAAATTCCGTATTTCCACGGAATAACTTTACGGTTGTTCGAGTATCTACATGAGTAAACGTCGTATACGTTCCAACCGTATATTTACTATGGTCATAGACATAGGTCTGCACTGCGGCTGGGGGAACTCCGGATACCTGTATATCTGCGGCTTTTCCAAGCGTATGCTGTGAATTGGATACGCCCCCAACTGCCGCATTATGCGACTTCGTACGATATCCCGAAGTAATGAGCACAGGTTTTCCAAAATATTCTCGGATTTGATCCAACAGATCGACTAAATTATCGTCGATTAAAACGGTAGGATATCCATCTTTTGACTGAAATTCCCTAACTTTAAAATACTTACCCACTTGATAGTCTAAATTCGTAAAAGTGCTAACCATCCGAACCTCCTGTTAAATGTACATTCGACGCTGAAATATTTTGAATGTGCGTAATATGCGCCCAATAGCCAGCTTTAAAATACTGCTGATAATTTCCAAGGATATCGTCACAACGATAGAACTCACTATCATTAAAATACCACCATCCATTGCAATAGGAAGGAAAGTAGGTTGCGGTATACGTTTTTCCGTTTGGTCGCTTAAAGACTACCGTAAATCTGCGGATCGTAACATCAATCGCTCCGGACTCTCCGCCGCCCCCTTCTCCTCCACCGCCGGGGTCAGCTCCATTCTGAAATTCACGCCAGTAACCTTCCGAAGCTCCCGTACTGCTCACGGTATTTGATCCATTGTTTTTCCAGATCACGCGGGAACTTCGCGTGTCTACATGGGTAAATGTGCTGTAAACACCGATTCCCCCTGTCGAAAAGGTTTCTTCTACATAATTTGCTACAGCCAAGGGAGGTACACCTCTAAGCTGGATATCTGCGGCCGTCCCTTTCGTGTGCTGGCTGGAAGCTGCTCCACCTACCACCGCATTATACGACGGGGTACGATACCCGGACGTTATGGTAATTCCCGACCCGAAAACGCCGCGGATCCGCTCCAATCGTTCAACAAGAGCATCGTCGATCAGTACGGTGTCCGAACCATCATTACACGCAAACTCGCGAACTTTAAAATGTTCCGATACGTTAGTGTTCGAGTCGGTTCGCATACTATACCTTTGAACCGCCATTGTTTACCGCCTTTTTAATTTCTTCCACCATAACCTTAATCTGTGTTAGCATTTCATTCATGTGTTCATCTGACCTCGTCATTTGATAATAAAAGAGCAAACACATCACGATCGGAAAACCAACCGTGGAAATATAAGTCATAAGTTGTTCCATTCGAACCTCCTTTAACGGATCATATTTAGAATTTCCAAACCAATCCGCTTAACACGCTGGTTTTCAAAATATAGAAAACCCTGCTCGTATCCCTGAATCATCAGATTCAGCCACGCAATTTTTCTTCCTCGATTTGCAAAATAGGTATTTTCAGTATGGTCTTCTCTGGTTAATGCATAGGTTACGCGAGACTTGTCGAAAGTAGAATCCATATACAGATACCCATTTCGACGATCAAACCAAAGCCCATACTCCATATCCAGATACACAAGATTGCATACGCTCTTGACATCTCCGGTTTTCTTTTTAATAAAGTCCTTAGTATCTTCAACATATTCGTTATCTATTGCATATTGCCCGAACTTAGATCCCTCGATCAACTGTCCGAACCGAGTTGATTTTTTCTTATCTCGATAATCTTGCGATAAGGTATGTTCCAAGTAAATTAATCCATTATCCGTTAGTTTCCAACGCTTTTTCCCGTAAGGCTGGGATAAGTTAAAATAATCATAATAAACATTGGAAACATTAATACTATTGGATAGAAAATATACCGGAACATCATTCATTCGAGATATCGTTTCGTAAAGGTCTAAAAATAACCGAATCTCATTTTTTAAGTATTTCTTGCTCTGAAATTCATCAAAACATATGGAAGTAACTCCAGCGTAAGATACGGACTTATCTTTCCCTCCGGTATTTAAATCCACCCCATACCCCATAAGCTTCCATCCACCTTTTTCTACTTCACGTCCACGCTCATAGAAAAAAGTTCCGCTTTTCCCCGTCGTTACTTTGAATTCTTTCTCCGGATATAAATGCTCTATATCTTTAAAAAAAGACTTTGCCGCCTTTACTAATTCCGTTTCAAATCTTCGTAAATAAACAAAATTTTCATCTTTTTCAAAATAATTTTTACAAGCAATCTGCGTTTTAAAACCGTAAGTCTTTCCGTTTCCTCGCTCTCCGGTAATAAAATTAAATAACGCTTTCTTTTCTAAACAATTTTCATAACTATAATACATTCTTTCGCCCCTTTTTTAAGAATGTACAGGCGCAGAATAACACTATTCCCATAGCCATGGATGTCCGGGCGGGGCTTAATCCGTGGATTCCCTTCATCATTATTTCCGCTAACCTGTACATAATTATTATATCAAAAAATGTGTGTATAGTCTATTTTAAATTAAAAGTAGTTTCAATTAATACAGCCCCGCCTTCCGTTTGCGTAAGCATTAATTTTCCTGTGTAAATCTGACCTGTTTTAAAATTATCATACGTAACTTGTTCATAGCATTTTGCTGGTAGACCTGCACAGGTGATTAATAACTCACCATCTTTTTCTCCAATGTATCGTTTCGCTCTGATATATCTTGCTCGATCAAATTCTTTTTCAATTTTAAAATATCCTAATTTTTCATTGTCCAAAGGGATATTGTCTGATTTTTCTTTTAAATGTAATGAATCTGTGTCGCAGTAAATAAAGCTATCGTAATTTTTCTGTGCATAAGATATGATATGCTTTCTTGCATATGCAGTCACGAATAACCCAACAGGTAAATAATATTCTGGACGAAATTCTGGTGGCATTATTTGAAATCGTAAAATATTATTTTCTAAGTAAGGAATTTTTTGTGATTTTAACGGATTCGTCGCAAATTTTCCATAAGTTGAATTTTGCATCTGTTTTGAAATAAAACGTAATCCATTATTCCCTTCTCTTCCTGCCTTTTCTTTTACTGCTGCCCATTTTTGGATGAACTCAGTGAAGAGATCTTCTGTCCCACGAAAATAGTAAACCTTATGCACTCTAAAATACGCTACTTCATAATGTTCTAAAAACATTTCATAGTCAACCGAAGTTAAGGTTAAGTTCACAATTTCACTTTTACTATTTTCCAGATACTCCCTTCCGTTAAATAACTGCGAATTTTTAATCTGTATCGTAGGCAATTTACCATCTTTCAACCAAAATTCACAATCAAAATTAATAATAAAAAGACTATATCCGGTTATCTCTTCCAGATCATGGGTGATGATCGGCGCTCCGAATGGAAATATATTTTCTGACATGACATAAGGGTAAAGAGAATTTACATCGTATACGACTACATTCTCAAATTCTTTCCCCTCATATCCCTTTTTTAAATAAGTCCATCCTCCTCGATAGGCATGTCGTAATTCTTTATCAATAGACAATTGTAAATTTTGTTGTTTTGTTAATTTTAATTCCGTTCGATATGGTTCATCATTTTCTAATGTTGGAAAAATTCTCTCAAACTTTCGTTTTCCTATCATTTCTTTCAAGTCATTCATCGCCGCAGAAGATAATGTTAGTCGGTTGATGTTATTCTCAAACATTTGATTTAACGAGTCTCTTAAAATTATGACATCATTTTTTAAGTACTCAAAATCTTGCTGAGATAACGATCCACCAATTTCTCTCTCTTCATCGTAATCAATTTCTAATTTCTCAATTCCTAAGTTAAATGTTTTCGGCATTTTACTAATTGGCATTGGGATCAACTTTAAAGAGTCAACAAAGATAACTTTAAAAATCCTCGTTACTCTTTTTTGAGTTGTATAGAAAAAATTACATTCAATTTTATACCATTGATTACGATCGGTAATGATTGTGCTAAACTCACATGGCCCTTCTAACTTATCTTGTTTATGTACCCATCCGTTTTGCAATAAATAATTTACAATAAAACTGCCATCAAATTTGAGATTGTGAAAATAGATTTTGCTTCGTTTCTTCAATTTATAACAAAATTCAATAAAAGATTGAATATTTGTTCCACATTCAAAAGGAGAGTTACAATCTAAATTACTAATCCCCCATGCCCAAACTTCCGTTTTTTCTGGATCCGTTGTTGTTTCAAAATCTGCCGCAAAAATCTCCGTCTTAGACATAGGGTTTTACTTGCTCAATTCCCCATAATAATTCTTGGATTTTCTGTTCTGCGGAAATCGGCATGTATATTATAAATTCGATTGTAAATACGTCTCGATAATCTTCCGTTAACGCTAATTGATAAAATTCCTCAGGGCTAATATCCCCCAGAGCTTCCTCTACTACTCCTCGAATTTCTGGTCCTAATTCGTCTTCTATTCCATTTAAATAGTTTTTATAATAAGAATCAACATTTCTTTCTTTTGATAAGTCTATCATTAGACTTCGTTTAAACCTTGCCCATTGATTTGGGTCGTTAAATCGACCTTCATCAAAGGGTACAGGTGTTTGCAAAATTTTTTCTTGCGACGCTGTCCAGCCAGATCTTCCTTCTACAAATCTACCATATTTTTCTGCTCTTCTTCTTCTCTTTTCGTTTCTTCTCTGGTTTAATCTCGCCGTCTCTGATACAGCATAAGTAGAAGTTAAAATATCTTTTACTCTGACAATCTCAAGATTCTTCGGCGATGGGATTTTCTTCATCTGCTTTACTTCCGATCGTAATGCTTTCATATTTGGGAAGTTCTTCATTAACTCATCTACAGATCTACGAGGAGGTGCATAGCTCTTACCGAACTGTTTTTCAATTCTTGTAACGGCGGCGTTGTAGCTCCTTACCGCAGAAGCGGCGAATTGACGCCGCTTGCGGTAAGTCTGTGTTTGTTTTGGCTTCTTTGCCATATTTTAACTCCTATATTAAATTAAATGTGGCATATTTTTTCATTCCTGTTCCTTCCTGACGGATTTCAATGGTAATCGGATTATTCAAAACGATTTCTTCACCGAAGATCAACTGATAATTTCTTACAGCACCCGCAAACCCTCTGGATAACGCAGAATAAGATTTACCTGCTGTGTCAATGATAATTGTTCTTGGCAATACTTCGATTTCCCCTGTCTGCTGTGATTTCATCTCTACTGGATAAACTAACCAAGCCTGCACTTCAATCTGCTGACCGTAACACTCTGAAATTTTGTAATCAGGATTGTTCAAAGCATTGAAAACATTCATTTTCAATTCTTCAGGTAATGTCTGCACTGTTTTCTGTACACTTAATTCGTTCATTTTATTTCCTCCTATTGTTAAAAAGATAAGATTATATATTCAGTAAAGAATCTCTCAATTCTTTAATGACACGATTTAAATCTAAAATATCAATTCGCTCTAATTTATCGGTAATATCTATCCAACCTAATTTCAATTGATCACATTCTGTATCCTTTAAATCTAAGCATACATCATCAGTAACTAAATTATACCACAAACTATAAGATTGATCCCTGTATATTCTATCACGTATTTCAAATAATGCTTCAATTTTCCTCATAGATTCTGCAACACCTCACTGTACATGTTCATTGCGTGCAAATAGATAAATAAGTTATATCCAAAATATAATACACCAAATACTATGATTGCAATGCCTATCCAAAAATAATGTTTTTTCATTTTATTTTTATCCTTTCCTGTAATACTTTAAAAGAAAATTATAATAAACTCAAATACTAACATTACAATTCCTATCCAAAAATATTGACGGTTATTTTTTCTTATATTCATAATATTCTAATGCCTCCATTAATACATATTCATTTTCAACTTTTACAATCTTTTTTCGTTCACTATTTGCTTTCTTTGCAAAATATCTGGAAATATATCTTCCTGTTTCTGGATTAATTCCCTTTTTCTCATATTCTGTTTGAGGTGGCTTCCGATGTCTCTTTCTATATGCAATATCTGCAATCGCTGTACTGACTTTGTAATATCGGCGATGATATACGTAGCCCTCAGGATTTTCAATATAATTCCCATGTATGGTTAAATGTAATCTCCAATCATCTTTATCTTCATAAATTCGATCTTCCCATGATTTTGCAATACATTCAAAGTTTTCTTTTTCATTTTCAGGAATTTCAAAGAAAAGATAGTTATTTTTTAAATAAAGTAGAATATATTCTTCTGCTTCTTCTTTTGTCGGAAAATCCCCAAAAATTCTATTAAATTGTGTTTTAATATAATATTTACATTCAATCGGTATGATCAGAAATCCATACATTTCGTACCAACGCTTTGGGGCTAAATCATGTCTTTTTTCTAAATAATGTAAATGGTACAGTTGAATATCTGAAGCTTCTTTAAAATCTATATACATTTGTTTTCCTCCTTTATTTGATTCGTTCTAAATTCCTTTGCATCTTTACCTCTGTTTCAATTCTCAACTCCTCTTCTTTGATACCAAATAACATTGTTAACATTTCTATGCAAATAACTACATCTGCAATTTCTTCAATTATTCGATCTCTATGATATTCTAAATTTTTAGAGTTTTTCTCACGCTTATATTTAGTAATACATTTCCCTAATTCTAAACATTCTTCAATAACGATAGTCAATGTTTCATCTACACCATAATTACTAATAAGTTCTAATAACTGTTTTTCCATAATATTTTCCTTCCTCCAAAGAGCGGGAAAACCGCTCTTAATTCACCTGAAATTCTTCTGCAAAAGATTCATAGTGAAGATATACATAGCGATCCATGAAATCC